AAAGGAGAAATAATGTGGACTTCATATGAAAGACAAGAATTTTCAATCCAAGGAAAAAATGAAACTTTCCTGCCTTCTAGTGCAATTAAGACAGGACAAATTTATCTTAAAAAAATTTATGAAGTTGCGTTCAAATATGCCTATGATGAAATATATCTATACCAAAATTGGTTGCGACAAATTATTGCTATCAATGAATTATGTAAAGCAAGGCATATTAAATTTATTTCTATAAATTATGGTGGCATAGATGGATCTATACAAGAGCCTATCGATCTAGACTGGTGGGACAATCAGTATGATAGTTTCTTGAAAAGAATGCCAAACTTCGTCGATGATAATAAATGTAAACAAAAATTTAATCAAACCAAAATTTTACATGATGCATTACCACCTATGTATTTTTTGAAACCAGATAAATCATGGTTAATTAAAACAGGTTGGGCTAAAAACCATCCAACCAAAATCGGACACGAACACATTTGTGAATACGCACACAAGTTATTGACAAATGAATAATAAAATGTATACTAACATAAGGAGAACAAAATGGTCAAACCGTTTGATGTAACAAAATTTAGAAAGTCTATAACAAAATCCATTGATGGACTAGGCATTGGATTTAATGATCCTACAGATTGGATATCTACAGGCAATCATGCACTTAACTATTTGATATCCGGAGACTTTTACAAAGGCATTCCACTTGGCAAAGTTACGGTGTTTGCAGGCGAATCAGGATCTGGCAAATCATATATTTGTTCAGGCAACATTATCAGAGAAGCACAAAAACAAAACATATTTGTAATTTTAGTTGATTCCGAAAATGCACTAGATGAAGCATGGTTAAAAGCAGTAGGAGTTGACACTGCAGAGGACAAGTTGTTGCGATTGGGCATGAGTATGATTGATGATGTTGCAAAAACAATATCTAACTTTGTAAAAGAATACAAAACTGATTATAGCGATAAAGATCCAGCAGACAGGCCAAAAGTTTTGTTTGTATTAGATTCACTTGGTATGATGATGACTCCTACAGATGTAGATCAGTTCAATAAAGGAGACATGAAAGGTGACTTGGGTAGAAAGCCTAAGGCGTTGACAGCACTGGTAAGAAATTGTGTAAACATGTTCGGCAGTCTTAATGTTGGCATGGTAGCAACCAATCATACATATGCATCGCAAGACATGTTTGATCCAGATGATAAAATTAGTGGTGGACAAGGATTTGTGTATGCATCAAGTATTGTTGTAGCAATGAAAAAACTTAAATTAAAAGAAGATGAAGCAGGCAATAAAATTACTGACGTCAGGGGCATCAGAGCCGCATGTAAAGTAATGAAGACAAGATTTGCAAAGCCTTTTGAAGGTGTACAAATAAAGATTCCATATGAAACAGGCATGGATCCTTATTCTGGTCTGTTAGATCTTTTCGAAAAGAAAGGCCTTATTACACAACAAGGTAATCGTTTGAAATATATAACAGCAACTGGAAAAGAGATACTTGACTATAGAAAAGCATGGGGCAAGGACAACTTGGAAATTGTCATGCAAGAGGTAAGTAATCAGGTTGCATTAGATGAACATGCCACACCGGAAATAAATTTAGAGGAAGAAGAAGCAGTACAAAACATAGACAATGGAGACACAGATGCTAATTGATGTTTGGGGTTTGATGAAATCATACGTATCAGCTAAGGATAAATCCGTGGTGGCGGAAAAGTTTGTTGACATTGCTATGGATAATGGCGTTGAAGATGAAGAACTTAAAGAACTAATCGGACACGATGACGATCTTGATGAAGCCATAAGATATAATTTAGACATCGAAGAGGATGAAGAAGATTTCGAGGATGCCTAACTGGTTCTCTCAAATATCACAGGATATAACAAAGATTCCCGATGCTATTGCTTATTATGAAAGCGAACTTGATCAAGCATCAAGTGAAGTAAAACTACATGGAAACATAGAGAAACAATCTGCATCGATGCCAGGTGTTGTGGAATCACGTTTCCGCCAACTACAAGAAATTGAAGGCATATTAAAACATTTAGAAATTCAAGCTAGAAGATTAAAAACCAAACACTACAAAAAATATCTTGAAAACTATCAGAGAGCACTTACGTCACGTGATGCTGAAAAATATGCAGAAGGTGAAGATGAGGTGTGCGACTATGAAGCCATTGTCAACGAATGGGCACTGCTACGCAATAAATGGTTAGGCGTTATTAAAGCACTTGACCAAAAACAATGGCATATTACAAACATTGTAAAACTTAGAGTTGCAGGCATGGAAGACGCTAACCTTTAAACGTGTAGCCAAACATCTCAATATCCTTACTATACTTTTTAGCCACAATATCTATCAGTTCGTCGGTGTAATAACTTTTATAGTCGCATTCGATAGTTGCATTTGCATGTGGCAAAGGTTCAAACCATTTTAACTTGTTTTGTAACAACTTGAAATCTTCTTGTATATTTTCGTATTTCAATATGTTGATGTCGTTGCAACCTTCAAATATCTCAACTTGGTTTTGCCATTTCATCCTGTGTTCAACAGAGGGTAAAGTGTATACATCATTTTTAATCCAATAGGCAAATCCTTTCCGTAATTTTTCATAGACTTTTAAAAAGTAGTCACCTTCGCCAGCAAGATATTTTTGTAGGTATGTAGACACATCATAATTGTATCTACTAACCAGCCTGGACCATGGATTACGCACAACACAAAAAGTCCAATAAGAGTTGTAAGGCGAAGGCAGTTTTTTCCATTCAACATGTCTATGATGAATCAAATATGTTTTGTCATTATGAGTAGATGCAAAATTATCCAGCCAATTGGTGATGCTTGTGCCTGCATTTTTTTCAATGTGTAAAAATAAAATGTGTCGTTGTTCCAAAATCAAGGACATGTAAAAAATAGTTATTGTGCATGATGCCCAACAGTGTTTTTTCTGCACATCTGTTGTAGTTTATTAACACTGTATTTTATGGATTTTATTGTATAAATTAATACTGATTAAAGGACATCAAAATGCAAAAAATTTTAAAATTATTAACATCATTAACAAAGTTAGCAAGGTTAGGCCATAAGAAAAACGTCAAGGAGGCATTCACATATGTCAACTGAAAAACAAGAGCAAACACAAGGCCAATGGGTATATTCACATGGGATTTGGCATCCTGTGTACAAATGGTAAGAAAGGAGACAGTATGTACAAAGTATTTGAAAGCACTTCGAGAAGTCTTAGTCAGTTCACTAATTTTGTTAACCGTATTTTTAGTAATAACGACGAAAAGCTTATCTCATTTTGCAGAATGGAATACGGACATGATTGGCAGTGGGCGTACACTACATTCAAAAGGCAAGGATCATTCCCTAATGATCATAAAAAAGCCGCATGATCTCTGAACCACAAATTTGGTTTTTCATAATAACTGCATTAATCCTGGTGATAGGTAATATTATTTTAATGCTAAAAATAATTCCATCATCAGAAGAAGACAAACAACGTTGGGCATGGATGAAAGGTGAAGGTCCAGATCCGTACAGAAAGGAAAAAAAAGATGACTAGAATAACAAACAACATATTAAAAGAATCTAAGACATCTTCAAGTTTTAAATTCTCAAATTTAAATGCAAACAAGATTGTGTTTGCAGGAAATAGTAAAGCCGTAAACATGAGTAGGAGAATAAAATAAATGCAACTAATTAGAACTATTCTGAATGCTTTTAGAGTACAAACTAAACAAGAGTGGATAGAAGAATATCTATCAAAAAGTGTGGACAGATATGACTTGGAAGCTCGCCAACTTGAACTAACAAGAAAAGGCATATATTAGAGTGTCACACAGAAACATAAAATGGGCAACGATGTTTAGGACTCCACAGTCCTATCTACGTGCTCTAAGCCGTAAAAAACAAGGAAATGCACACCAAGTGCAACTTGATCAAGACCTTAATAAAATTAACCATAAGATTCTTGAAGCATCACGCTTTACTCCATTTTATCATTACTAATATACACACAGTTTAAATACTCAGATGGAGAAAATTAATTTTTATTTAGAGTATTCACATAAATGGATTGACCATCCTTTAACTTTTACTATACATTTTGATGATAGGCTAATACATGTTGACCAAGGACATGCATACAATACTATTAATAAAAAGGTTGTTTTATCTGAGGGGGATCATCTTTTAAAATTTACCATTGATAACAAAAATGAAGCTAACACCACTGTTGATCAAAATAAAAAAATACTTGATGACAGTCTAATTACAATTGAAAATTTTAAATTCAATGACTTGGACCTAACATCACTACTGATTGAGAAAAGTGTTTATAAAACTATATCAAATGGCGTGCTTAGTCAGACAAATGTTTTAGGCCTTAATGGCACATTAAGTTTCGCTTTGAAAGTGCCAATATATGATTGGCTTTTGGAAAATTATTACTAATGCCATCTA